CATGACCGTGGAACGGGACGCTCCATCTGGCCGGGACGCTATCAATGAAAAGCCACGGGTAAACCGACATAAGCCCTCAATGCTGGCTAATGCGGATAAGGGGCGCAAGAATGGCAAGGGAAGACCATTGACTGAGGAGGAGGAGCAGACAGTGGTGCTGATCCACGCACTGGTGGGCCAGATCACCGAGACAGCGCGCAGGAGCGGGTTCAGCGCCACCGCAGTGCGTCGTGTGGTGCGCGAGAAGGAGCAGGAGGTCGCACAGGTCCGTAAAGACTACCACGGCGTCCTACAGGGGCAGATGGCGCTCAACGCGCTGGAGCTACAGACAGCCATCTGGGACCACCTGAGCGCCTCTAAGAGCGAGGGAGAGCGCCCCAACGCCCGCTGGTTGCTGGACATGATGCACTCAGCGCACTATAACATGACGACGGGACGGTTGATGAGCGATCAGCCCACCGAGATCGTCGCCCGCACGACACCCGATGCACTTCGGGAGAGTATTGCAGAGCGGATCAAGTCAATGGCTGACCGAGATCCGAAGATGGCTGATGCTGTGGCCAAACATCTCAACGGTAGAGGAGACAAGGATGCCAAGAGGACTGAATAAGCTGTTGTTAATAGGCAACGTAGGTGGTGCCCCCGAGGTTAAGACCTTGCCATCGGGTAGTGTTGTTGCTGAGTTCAGCATCGCTACTAACAGGGAGTGGAAAGACCGGGACGGTAATAAGCAGACGGCAACGGAGTGGCATAACTGCAAGGCATGGGATAAGCTGGCCGATGTTGTTAGCCAGTATGTCGTCAAGGGCATGCAGGTGTATGTCGAGGGTAGGCTGGAGACACGCTCATGGGAAGCAGACGACGGCTCTAAGCGCTCACGCACTGAGGTGAGGGTGTTCGAGCTACAGATGCTGGGCGGACGTGAGAGTGGTGATGAGGAGCGCAACTATGAGGCTGAGCAGGTAGAGGCAGAGGTAGACGACCTACCCTTCTAACTAACTATAACGGGCATTATCGTTAGTATAGAATGGGGGGAGGGTCATGTGATTGACCGCGCCCAGTCACCCTTCACAGCACGGTGAGCGCGGCATGGCCGAGGGAGGCCCTTCCCCCTACCCCCCACCCCCCCCCGGGGGTATGGCCCGTCTGAGAAGGCCGTAAAGGGCAAACGGGTGTCACGTTTTTGAGGTAGTTGATTCCCCGGTGTAGGGGACCCTATAATTTTTATACAGGTAATATGGGATTGGATACAGAGCTAAGAATTCAGCGATTGAAAGACGAGCTATCGGAGTTGAACCCGGACGCTATATTATTTGATAATTTAGATCGGGCGCTGGTGGGCATAGGCCCATCTTATCCCAATGACGCTTGTGCTGTGTATAGCGAGGAGCGGATACTTCGCCTGTTGCGCGCTGACATGGCGGGTGATGAGGATGAGGTCTGGACGTCGGCGCAGGAGTATTACGAGCATAATATTGCGGGCCTTTTTGCTGGTCCTTTTACGCCGATCATAGTTCACCTGACGTTATAGTCTTAGCGCACCCGCTTTATTGTGCTTCGAGGGAGACGGTGAGAACGGCGCCGCCTCGGGAGACTTGGGGTGTCAGCTTGGCGGGTGTGCTAAGAAAATATATAAAATTTTAAAATTATGAGTGATATAGGCGAAGAGGCACTTGAGATGGATGTCGAGCTTTTGCGGGAGTTGTCATTGCTCCAGCGTCTGGAGGCTCGGGATAGTATGATGGACTTCGTGGTGGAGACGATGCCTGAGTATTCTGTGGCTTCTCACCATCGTCTTATCGTGGATCATTTGGAGGGAGTCGAGCGAGGCGACATCCGCCGATTGATGTTATTTATGCCGCCGAGGCATGGAAAGTCTGAACTCGCCAGCAAGAGGTTCCCGGCATGGTTTCTGGGGCGCAACCCGGAGCGGCAGATTATTTCGGCTTCGTATAACTCGGAGTTAGCGGGAGATTTTGGTCGTGCGGTTCGTAATATTATTGCAGAAGATACTTATCAGGATATTTTCCCCGATGTCTCTTTGGCGCAAGATTCGCAGTCGGCAGCGCGCTGGCACACGAATCAAGGAGGCTCTTACATCGCAGCGGGTGTGGGTTCGGCTATTACAGGTCGCGGTGCTCATCTTGGTATTATCGACGACCCTATTAAGGATCGCATGGAGGCGGGGTCGGAGTTGATGAGGGACCGAATTTGGGACTGGTATACGTCCGTTTTCTATACAAGGCTCATGCCCGGCGCCAGTATAATAATTATTTTAACGCGCTGGCACGATGATGATCTTGCGGGGCGCCTTTTAAGCGATATGAAGGTGGGCGGCGATGAGTGGGATGTGCTGAGCCTCCCGGCGCTTGCTGGTGTTGACGACGCCATGGGGCGCGCTCCGGGCGATGCCCTTTGGCCCGAGTGGTATGACCATGATCGGCTGGAGCAGGTCCGCTCTGTTATTGGACCAAGGGACTGGAGTTCTCTGTACCAGCAAGACCCACAGGCGGAGGAGGGAAGTTTTTTCCTACGCGACTGGGTGCAGCACTATGACAAGCCCCCGGACGGCTTGCGGGTGTATGGCGCCAGTGATTACGCGACAAGAGACGGCGAGGGCGACTACACCGTGCATGGGGTGTGTGGCATTGATGGCGAGGATAACCTCTATGTGCTGGACTGGTGGCGTGACCGCGCTACGTCTGACGTGTGGGTCGAGTCCTTTTTAGACTTAGTCGACGAGTGGTCTCCTCAGCTATGGGGGGAGGAGTCGGGTCAGATCAGAGCCTCGCTGGACCCGTATATCCAAACGAGGGTGCGGGAGCGCCGCTCCTATGTGGCACGCAAGCCCTACCCAAGTGTGTCCGACAAGCGCAACCGCGCCCGCGCGATACAGGCGCGCATGGCGTCGGGCAAGGTCTTCTTCCCACGGCGCGCACCATGGACCCCAGATTTAATCTCAGAGATGCTGCGCTTCGATGCGGGCACCCACGACGACCAAGTCGATGTGATGAGCTTGTTCGGACGCATGCTTGACGAGATGCGTAGTGCGGGTGGGCTGCGTAATTTTGCACCACGTCATGTGCGTAAGGTTTCTCAGCCCGCATGACACAGCAACCTCCTACAAAACATAGGTTGTTTTTAGGCCAAGTTTTGTGGGAAGATAATTTATGAGAGGATGGCTATGGATACTATAGCATTTATTGCCTGTGCGGTTATCGTTACCGCTTCAGTATTCGACGCTCTACGCGATGCTTGGATGCGAACGGCTTCTTGGTGGAAGCGGCATGCCGTCAAGTGGATCTCTTTCTATTTACCCCTCACCTACATCATGGTCCGGGACGTCCCGTGGATGTGGTGGGGCCTCTTGGCTGTCGTGTGCTGGGTGGCGTGGCGGATGAGCCTTCGATACATCGGTGGCGTAGAGTGGGAGTCTATGTGGGTCCGTTGGGCGAAGGGCCTATTCGACCGTGAATAGTAGGGCTTTTATACGGCGCCGGAAGGATACGGGGCTGATTGAGGTGTATGACTATGAGGGTGATAGTGAGTGCATCCCCATGACGCGCGTGCTCATGGCGCTCGTTCCCCCCTCCGATGACGGCTCTGAGCCGGGCTATGCGTGTGTAGTGGGCGAGGTGTGGGATGATGACCCTCGCCAGAAGCCGCGCGCCAAGTTGGTTATCGACGAGGGGCAAGCCTTAGTGCCAGAGGACTGGAGTAACGCCGAAGCCTTCGGCTCGGTCTTTTGGTCCGAGGTGCAGACAGATGAGGGCGTCAAAAAGATACGCAACTGCGACCGCCCCACCCTTACCGACCTGCGCCATGTTGCCATTGCCCTCAAGGACCTCTACCACATAGAGACCGCCTATATTCCTCCTACAAGTGGCACCCCAGAAAACCCAGATCCTTTTCATGGGTACCTACTCCAAACTAACGGTCTTGTATATTACGCCGACGACTTTGACGAGTATTCATATCGGGAGTGGTTTCCCGCCTATCGCCATAGAGAGGCCAGACTGGGCATCATGGATAACGCTCCGATGGCCAAAGATGAAGACGTCAACAAGCAATTAGTCGAAGATCTTCTTGCCCGGGACGAGTTACAGGTCAATTCTACCTGCCAGCACTTTCAAAATGCGGCACTTACTAACCCAGTCCGCGCCGTTGGTCTTTTATGTGCGGCCTTTCAGTCCCATGACTATCACTTTTTTGACGCCCGCTTCCGCGAGGAGAGCGACGGCTATGAAGAAATAGAAGACGTCGACGTTAGAGTTCGTGGACGCCTGAATAGCTACAATAAAAAACGCAAGGCTCTCATGTGGCAGGTGGGAAAATAAAACATCACTCCATGATAGTGCGCGTGCTACAGGTGCTTGAAGGGCACCGGGGGCAGTGGCTCGTCGAGGAGCGTATTCGTGAGTTGTGTGCAGATGCGGAGGGCATGCACTGGCGCGCCGCTCTCTTTAAGCTCAATAAGATGGGGCGCGCACATTACCGCAATAGGCAGGTGCCGGGCCAAGAAACACGATATCGGCTCTGGAAGGTGCGTGAAAAATGGGCCTTGCTTTACAAATGACTACCCCATATATTAATTAGAGTGGTCTCTTCTGGGACTTTCTTGTTT